CCGAAAAACTTGCGAGGATTCCTGAGTCGATCTTTCCACCAACAGAGTACCGTTGAATTTCGTTGAGTACTCGACGCCAGTCTGGGAAGTGTTTGTTGATGAGTTCCGCAAGAACCTTTGCGTCGTATCCAACAGCTTCTTGATCCAAGATTTGTTGGAGTCTCTTGAAGAACTTACCTGCGAGTTCAACACGATCCTTTCCTTTGATGGAGAAGTCGATGACAGCACACCTTGAATGGAGGGGAGCGACGATCTTATTTTTGTAGTTGCAGGTGAAGATGAATCTGCAGTTTCCAACAAACTCCTCAGTAAAAGCCCGTAGGGCGAGTTGTACATCTGGGGTCGTGTTATCTGCCTCATCAATGATGATGACTTTGTGTTTAGCAGTTGACGAAAGCGATACGGTCGAAGCGAAATTCTTCGCATTGTTTCTGACCGTATCAAGAAAGCGTCCCTCATCGGATCCATTGATGACATAAACATCTACTCCTAGTTCGTTACACAAAGCCTTCGCTACTGTAGTCTTTCCACACCCTGGAGGACCAGACAGAAGGAGGTTAGGAACCTCTCCTTTATCTAGGAAGTCAAGGAAGGTTTTCTTAATATTTGTTGGTAAAATACAATCTTCAATGGTCTGAGGTCGATACTTCTCAACCCAGACAAATTCATTACGACTCATTAATTAGATCCAATCAGGTTTACGATCAGGGATACGAAGGTAATTATCCTTCACCCAAGGCTTAGATGCAATATACATCTTATACTTGTCAAAGATGGAAATTGAAGTATCCAACTTGAACTCGTCAGGACCAGCAAAGACAAAGGGTGTCGGACCTTTACCAGACCGTCCTGTAGGGTCTCCTGTAGGTAGTATAACACGGGCTTCGTCCAGTGTCTTGCGACAGGTGTGCTCCTTGCCAAACCGGAGCTTGTACTCGTCACACATTGCAAGACCGTGGGTGAGGAGCCACCGCCAGTTCATCACAAAGGAGTTTGCCCAGATAGTACAAGGGTGATTACGGAAGGCACCCTTCTCCGTCTTGTATGGTTCACCATCTTGACGATGAAGTTGACCGAACCCGTGTCCCCATTTGTCAGAGCATACGATGGATAACATCTGACATGTCTCAAGTGGCATCTTGACAATGTGTTTGTCAGGAAGAACTTGAGCCGAAACAATAGGACTGGGATCAGTAACAAAGATATTCATTCAAGTGGCCTGAAGAAGGAACGATATGTAGAGTCAGTGGATTTCAACTGCTTCTTCATATATTCTACACCAGCATCAACCAGATCACCATCCCCACATGTGAAAATGTCACATATCGCCATTCCCTTTTCAGGCCATGTGTGAATACTTATGTGACTCTCAGAGATCATAGCGAAACCTGTCACACCCTGTGGTTCAAATTTATGAACATTCAGGTCTAACAGGTTAGCTTGTACTTCTTTGACTGTGTAGTAAAGAACTTTACGAATCAGTTCTTGATCGTCCAATACGTCGAAAGGGCAACCCTTCAGTGTAAAGAGGACGTGTTTCATCCGAAAGTAGAATCAGGTTCAAGTGCGATGTAGTATACAACATCGATAGTCTGATGAGTAAACTTAGACAGGAGTTTAGAAGATACAGTCACGTCATAGTTACCAGGGACGATCTTCAGGTTCTCTTCTTTGAAGTTGAACACGAACTCATCATCAGTCTCACCAACAACAATCTCAAAGTCATTTGAGGTGTCATTCTTCTTGTCTCGTGCAACCAGTTTGACCACACCAGATTCACCCATCACAGATACATCGGGAACCTGATAGATTGATGCTGCCTTCTTGAGTTGTTGAAGATCTTCTGCCTTCAGTACAAAGGTCACATCCTCAGAGGGAAGAGTGATCTCTTTCTCAGGTGGTGCAACAATGACAGAGGGATCTGCGAAAAAGAATTTAGAACGACGCTTACCCTCACGGATAACAACGAATTCATCATTCTTGAAGTCCAACTCAGGACTTTGGTGAAGACTAAGACCGTTCAGAAATTGGTTCAAGTCATAGATACCAAAGTCTTTGGGGAACTCTTCTCCTACGTTGGCCTCAACCAAAATGTTCTTCATCACTGAGATTGTGCGAAGCTTAGTACCCTCTTTGAACAGGATAGATTGATTGATGGAACTGAAGTTCTTGAGGAGATTAACAGTTGATTCAGAAAGTTTCATATTCACTGAGGATAGGTTTCTCTTTTTGCGTTTTTGTCGTTGAAGTGTAACAGAAGAACAGCGTAATGCAGAATCTTCAAAATGTCACGGCGGGCTGTACCCTTCTTATCATACCGTGATGCGTACTTTAGAATGTTTGATCTACAGAATGATTCACCATCTCCACAAGCCTCGATAAGATCCAATGTCTGTACCTTATCAGTTCCGGCGGAGTAATGTTGATTATATGTGCCAGTAATATAATCGGATAGTTCTTTCAGGATGGTCTCCTCATTATACTTCCATCTAGGACGTTTGGTAGGAAAGTCAGGGATACTAAGACTGATATGGTCTTCACCCTGACCACCAGGGACACCAGAACTCGTGTATACAGGTGTTTCAAAAGAGAGTGTGTCCTTACCTGCCCCACCTAAGAAGGTGAGAGGGACAGTGTCTGCTGCACCGATAGGATTACCTACCAATTCAATGCCATCATCATACCAGAATTCATTATAGTCTTTTGATGAGGCGTCACTGATGTTGCTCATAATTTTCTTGTCAAATAAGGGACCATACATTCATAGTTCAGTATATCAGAATGGGACAGAATCTTCAAGATACATTTTGTCCTCAGTCTCATCAAGTGTGAACTCAACATCAACCTTGTCATACAGTTCAATGAAGGACTGTTTTGTTTCGTCATCGAAACGATTCAGACAGACTTGAATGGCCTTGGTCTTGTCATCGAAGATTTTGTACGCCTGAACGATGTGAACCAAACGACGGGTACTGATGACCTCTTCGATACCGCCGTCATTGAAAGTCTTACGGATGATGTCTGCCCAATCAGCCAGATGCTTACAGAACTTCTCATCCTCACACAGAAGACTGAGGATCTTAGTTTCAGTAGTGGGTGTGGGATACTCCTGTTCAAAGGTGATAGGGAACCTCTCAAGGAAGGCCTCATTCAATACATTGGTCCCAATGAAACGTCCATCCTCTGAACCCTTACCCTTAGTGTTGGCTGTGGCCACCACATTGAAACCATTTTTAGGTTGAATAAACTTACCGATTTTCTTGAGGAAGATACCTTTACCTTCAAGAATAGATTGAAGACATAGGATCTTGTTAGATGCCAGGTCAATCTCGTCTAGAAGAAGTACTGCTCCGCGTTGAAGAGCCTCCACGACGGGTCCATTATGCCAGACAGTTTCGCCGTTAACAAGACGAAACCCACCAATAAGATCATCCTCATCAGTCTCGATAGTAATGTTGACACGGATCAGTTCCCTTTTGAGCTGGGCACAAACCTGTTCAACACCGAACGTCTTACCATTGCCAGATAGGCCTGTAATGAATGTAGGGTAGAACAGGCCGGACTTAATAACTTGTTTAAGATCTTTGAAATTACCAAACTGGACGAAGGTATCATCTTTTGCGGGGATAAGGTTTTGCTCGATGTGATTTTCTACTGCTGGTGCTTTGAATGTGGACTCAAGTTCTTCCTTGACTTCCTCAACAGTGAGGTTCCACTTGCCACGACCTGTTTTGTAATCAGTCAGTCGTTTGGTAACGGTTGGATATCCAACACCATTCATTGCACACCAGGCTCGGATGTCACCAGTAGTGACGGACTCACCATAGAGGTTGGTGAGTGATGAAACAATATACTCGGTTGATAGTGTCATGATGATTGGGGTTCTTCAATAATGGAGCGATTTGGAGGTGAGTAACATTAACACACCAGGTCCATGAATTGACTAAGAACCTTTTTATTTAGGGTCTTAGCTTTCAGAGACTTCATGAATGCCGACTTGATTTTCACTTTACTCTCACCTTCATCAACATCAAAGGTTGTATCAGAAGAGAGTGAGTTATTGAACATCACGAAGTAAGATTCATAACCAGAGTTCTTTATAGTATAACTCTTTTCCTTACGAGCTTTCTTGGTGTCCTGTTCACTTATGAAAGTGTACCTACGAACAAAAGATGTAAACTCACGGGGATTGACCAGACGAATACCAATGAAGTTAGTATCAGGGAAGGATTGTTTAAGGTCAGTGAGGAGAACATCGGTGAACTCCCAGTACTTGTATCCAAGTTCGTAGGTGTAACCAGTCTTACGATTACGAAGGAAGCCGTCATAGGATGAAGTTCTAGGAGACAATCTCTGTTCTCCAGTAGTGTAATCTTTGTAGTATCCCCAATGGTAAAGTTGATGTGCCTCACCGTCAGTGAGGATCACAGTCTGGACCTTCTGAAGATTGTTCTCTTTCTTGAACTTAGGAAGAATAGAGTGAAGACATACCAGTGACTCATTGAGAGGAGTGCCAGAAAGAGTCAGTGGACTAGGAGTGTGATATGGAACATAGGCTTTGAATGTGTAAACGATACGGAAGATGTTCTTCAGTTGAACTTCGAGTGTCTTCTTGTTTACCTTACTAGTAAAAAGATTCATCAAAGTAAAGTCATTGGAAACAAAGAAGTCACCAGGATTACCTTGATCATACTTACTAAGTGATCTTTCAGATCTAAAATTGTAAGAGTTCGTGAAGGCGTACACTTCAAAGGGAATGTTGACCTTATTACAGAACCAAATGAGGTTGTAGAGTTGTTTGATAGTGTCCATCATACAATCAGCCATTGAACCTGACCAGTCAAGAATAAAGATCAGACCATGATTCTTACCGTCAGGTATTACACTGACCTTCTTGAAGAGATCTTCGTTGTACTTGTAAGTATGAAGTTTGGAACAGTCAAGAACACCAGTCCGAGCTGTAGTGGCTCGTGCGTATGTGTCTGCTGCTTTCTTGCACTCAAACTCTTTGACCAGATAATTGACTTCTTTCTGAGCCGACTTCTTGAACTGTTGATACTTACAGTCAACAAGTTCAAAGTACTCAGGATTATCGAGTGCAAATGACTCACGACAGGCTTCATGAATATCAGAGTTGGATGCGATGATGTTATCAAGGTCAACTTTGGGAACTTGATAATACTCTGGACCTCTCTTACCTAGGTTGGTATCAGTCAGTGACTGTGCTCCGTCAGTGAAGGCTTCATCAGTCTCAACCTTGAAAGGATCAACTTCACCCTCATCTTCAGAGTCAACTGATTCACCTTCACCCTGAGGTTCTACCTCATTGTCACCATCTTGAGTTTCTTTATCAGAAGAGTCAGATTCACCAGGTTGTTCGTCACCACTCTCTTGACCGTCACCAGATGTGTCAGTGGTATTATTGTTTTGAGGATGTGGTTGTTGATCTTTTACTTGATCACCGATGAACTTATGAAGAACCTCTGCTGCCATCACTGCGTCAGCAAAAGTTTCAGAAGATGAAACCAGGTCAACAATCTCTTGTTCTTGAGGTGTGAATCTTACGTCGATGAAACTACCAATCTTGAAGTGAAGATTGATACGATCAGGGAGAGACATCTTATTGACATCTTGGCCATCAATACAGAAGAAGTCATCTTTAGAAAGTTCTTCATAACCTTTGTAGAAGGACTTAGCTAGACCGGGATACTTACGTTTCATAAGTTTCTCAATCCTGGCGTCCTCAGTCACATTGACATATGCCTTAGGTATCTTACCTAGGAAATCCCATTGATTAGGTGTAAACAGTGCGTGACCAACTTCATGACCAACCAACATATCATACACAATACCAGAGGCTTTCTCCCAGAGAGGGAGTGTCAGGACACGGGTCTCGACATCGAAACAGGCCGTATCCACAGGACGGTTCTCAACCACCAGGTCTTCAGTCGCCAACAACTTTGCCAGCTGGGACTTGATCTCATAGTTGATGGTCATGGTATTGTGTGTCGTTCACTTATACAGCAGTTTAGTGGTGACTAACACTTATATCTAGAAATATGGACACTTTGCAAACTAAACCCCCACCTTTCGGTGAGGGTTTTCAGTCGGGGCCTCCGTTTTACTTTTTAGTTAGAATGTGTCTACAGAATCGTTTAGCATCATGATCAGGGATATCACATTCACTTATACATTGAAAATACTCTGTCACCTGGTCGTACCTTTCCTCCTCTGTGTTTTTTACATCCCACTCCCACGATGTTAGCTCGTTTCGAGATACCAAGTTTTTCATGACGAATCCTCCATGATATCTGTATTATATAGTGGACTTATGTTAATTTCATAACATTTCGTTAAAACTACATCTTTCTTGAGAAACCTTTAACTTTCTCAAACTTAATCACATTCTCAAACTTATCAAATAAGGATTCCTTATGTGAAATGACAAAGATGTTTGCATCTTCAATTCCCTGATCACCATACCTGATGATTTTAAGAAACTCATCTGTGCCAAATCCATCCAAAGAACTATCAAACACCTCGTCCATAATCAGGAGGTTTGTGTTGACAGAGTTCTTATACCTGGCCACCTCTCTCCAGGTGAATAGGAGAGACAAGTCCACTCTCATCTTCTCACCCTCACTGAAAGATGCGTAGGTGAAGTCCTCGTGAATGGGAGATTCAATGGTCTCATTGAACTCGGCATCAAGTTTGAAGTTAATATAGAACTCCATCTTCTGAAGATACTTATTAACTAGATTGTTGATGAGTGGTAGATACTTATTGATGATCTTTGCCTTGACTCCACCATCTTTGAGGAGGTCATAGGTAAAGTCATAGTATGAGATATCTTCTCTTCTCTTTGCTAACTCTTCATAAGTAGTTTGTAGTGTTTCTCTGAACGATTCCAGTTTCTCATGTTCAGAATTTCTATCCTCAAGTTGTTTGGTAAGTGTTTGAATTTCTGATTCAATGTTCTTGACTTGCCTTTGACAACCAGTGATCTGAGAGTTGTTAGAAGTAATCTCATTAAGTGTTGTACTTAAATACCCATTGAGTGTTTTGAAGTGGGACTCTCTGTCTTCTTCCTTTTTGATCTCATTGAGGAGTTGTTGATATCCCTCTTGTAGATCCTTTGCTTTATTTTGTGAGTCCGTAATTCTATTTACACGAAAGGATTCTTCAATATCCTGATTACAGGTAGGGCAAACCGTATTATCTTTGAAAAATTTATGTTCCTTTACGAGTGTTGAGATCTTATTAGACAATTTACCTTTGATATTACCGAACTCTCTTAGTTTTTGAGTGCAGTTAGAAAACTGTTCAATCTCTCTCTGTGTCTCCTTCAGTTCTTCATTTAGTTTTTGATTTCGATTCATCAGGTTGTTCTCTTCATTCAAGAGATGACCGATGTTCTTTTCTCTATTGTAGATATCTTCCTTACCCTTGTTCTCAATCTGATCGATAAAGTCTTTCTGCATTCGTACCTTATCGTTGAGTGATTCCTTCTTCAACTCAAGAGTACGAACCTCTTCTTTAATGCCACGAATCTTATCTTTGATCAGTGTGTTCATAGAGGAGAAGATCTTAATATCCAAAAGGTCTTCTACCACCTCTCTTCGACTACTCGATGGTAGTTGCATGAATGGTACAAAAGAACTACTACCCAGAATCACAATCTGTGTGAAACTCTTGTAGTTCATCTTCAGAACATTCTGTTCCAACCACTTCTGTTGATCCAGTGCAGCTGCCTTCTGGTCAAGTTCTTCACCATTACGCCAGATCTTGAATGTGTTAGGTTTGATTCCCCTTTCAATCTTCCAATCAACCTTATTCACATTGAACTCAATCTCAACCACAGCCCCCTTCTCGTTGGTGGTGTTGATCATCTGTCCTTTGTTGATCTTACGGAATGCCTTTCCGTAGAGTGAGAAGCAGAGTGCATCAAGAATGGTGCTCTTACCGGCACCATTGCTACCCACAATCATTGTGGATCTCTTCTCATTTAATATTACTTCTGTGAATTGATTACCGGTAGAAAGAAAATTCTTCCATCTAATCTTCTCAAAGATAATCATCTGAATTGTCTGGGGGAATCACAACATCATTAGGGGTAATGATCGAATACCTGTGGTCGTGAAGTTCACAGGTCTTGATCATGAGGTTATCATCAATCTCTAGGACTTTCATCTTAGGATAGTCCAGTTCTTCAAGTTGCATACAGTATCGGTTGGCATCATCCTCTTCTGCAAAGATGTAGAGAACCTGTTCCCCTTCATCATCTACAACGGAGTATGCTCCTTCTCTTTCTTTACCTTCTACTGTAATAATGTACATCAGATAAGTTCACATGCTTCCTGGTAAGTATGCCTCATCATTTTTTGAATACGATCTTTGTCAAGATCTGTGTCGGCTTCTTGAATATATCTATCAAGGATAGAAAGAGTATCTTCTGACTCACCTGCTTCAAAGTCATCGGCTTCAACCAGTTGGAAGTTCTCTACGATCTTGAGATCATGAACGCCTACTGAATAGAGTTTGTCAATGAACTTTTCAAACTTTGTAATGTCACTTTTCTTCTTGACAATAACCTTTACGATCTTGTCACTATAGGTAGTAGCATCAAAGAGTTGATGGTCAGTATCCTCATAGTAGATATTATGGAACAATTGGTAAGGATTGTTAACCGGAGTATGTTCTAATGTTTCTGTGTCGAAGAAGTGGAATCCTCTTTCGTCGTTGACATCGTTCCAGAACATCTCGTAGGGATTTCCCAGATAGAAGATCTTCCCATCGGATGATCGAGTGTGATAGTGGCCAGAGAAGACCACCTCGTAGTTCTCAAAGAATTTGCTGTCATGACCGTTTTCCATGATGCAGCCACGATGCGCTCTGAATCCCGTGAGCTCAAGGTGCCCCATCGCGCACTTGCAACTTGAAGTTTCAATAAGCTTGAAAGTCCTTTCAGAATTCTCTTCATTGATCCACGGAATAAACAAAATAGGGAGACCACCGACTTCAACCTCTGTGGCTTGTGAATAAGTAATCACATTATCGTACTCCTCTAACAGGAGATCAATAGCGTTGATACTGTTTGTGTTCTTGTAATATGCATCGTGGTTACCCACCATTAGGTGCATAGTGATACCTCTTTGTTTCAGAGGTTCAAACACTACTCTCTTTGACCAGTCCAAGGCTTTGAAGTCAATACCCTTACGACTATCAAATGCATCACCCATGTGGATGACAGTTGTGATACCTTTCTCGTCTAGAGCAGGAAAGAAGATATCATTGTAGAATTTTTCAAAGTAATCATGAAACAACTTGGATCCTTTTCTTGCTCCAAAGTGTGTATCAGTAATGATGGCTGTTAGCATCCATTCCTCAACTTACTATGCACGCTGTCTTTGATTTGATTATAGTCTGAGTAATTATCACTGTCAAGGTCATTGGCGTCGAAGACTTCATCGAAGTTGGTCTTCTCCAGGATCTTGTTCTTGATCTCTAACTGCTTCTTCTCCATGGAGATACGACGGAGGAAAGCGAAGTAAATGATCTGAGTGAAATATGCAAACGGGTTCTTGGACTTCTCAGGACTGAAGTTATGAATGTATCTGACACAGTTTTCAATACCGTCACAGATCATATCATCCTTGAACATGTAGTTCACAAAGTTAGGCTTATATGAGAGATGATTTGCAATCTTCAAGAAACATTCACCAATGTACCTTGGAATAGGAGGCTTTGGATTATCGTTGAGTTTGGCTCTTTCACACTCTGCAAAGTAGTTCTCTAGTGCGTTGAGAAACTCTTTATTATTGACGTAGTGTTCGGGCTTTGCTTTTCTTCGTCTCATTGTTCCATAGGCGTGTGCAGTAGTCATAATGTTTCTATGTCTTCGGTGATTATACCCGAAAACACTGGGCTTAACAAACCCATGGGATTTCATTAGAATAGGTTTGTCAAAAACAGATACTCTTCTAGCTTGCTTTAAAGAGTTTCTCTAGGGACTTCTTAGTTTCCTCTACGGTTCCTAAGTAACCCATCTTCCTATCTAGTTCTGAGTAATTACCCTTATTCATCTTAGATATGTAGTCTTCGTAATAAAGGATCATTTCTAGATCACCAGATTCTGTCATCAAAAGAACATCATCTAGATCAATTACAAAGTCTGTATTGGTGCTCGTTTTCAACCAGGGCTCCATCTTGTACCCAGCCAACTTACCTCTGACCTTCATCACTTCGACGACTATTGGACTATCCAAATGCAGAAGTGTTCTGTCTCCTTCATCGTTTGGTGTTACCTTTGAAAAGATCTCTTCTCCATTATGCTTGAGTTTAATTGTTGCATAGAATTCCTCTTCCATACTTACTCCTTGATGTTGATTGTTGATATGTCATAGTTAAACTGTTCTTGATTGTATATCTTCACCCTTTCAATAAAGTGGTTCAGGGTATAGTTTTTACGACTGTTGATAGTGGTATCGTCAGCGATATCATATAGTTTGGCTTTCACTTTGTTTTTGCCTTTTCTTAGGACTCTACCAATAGACTGTAGGTTGCGGATCCTACTCTTTGATGGAGAGGCAAAGATAACATTGTGTAAGTTTTTAATATTGATTCCAGTACTGAAGGTTCCGTAAGAAGCCACGATTATGGCGTTATTCTCTTCCTCTGTAATACGCCTGACCTCTTCTCTATCTTCAGCATCTACACCACCGTGAATAAAGAAGACTTTACGATCTTCTTCCACTCTGTTATTTATCTCGTCATATAGAATAGCTCCATGAGCCTCCACTCTGGCATAGAGTATGAGAGTGTTACCTTTCAAATCAACTGCCAAGTTAGTAATGAATTTGTTTCTTGTGGGATGGCCAATCAGGAATTGTATCTCATCTTCAAAGACATCAAACTTCTGTGGTCTATACTTGAGTACGATACATTGAATATCTAACTTAGCCAGGTGCCCTTCATCCTGTAGTTTCTTAGTTTGGGTAACTTTATATGAGGGTCCAAATAATCCCTCTAATACCCACTTATGAGTCTGTGTACCGTCCAAAGTTCCAGTAAACCCATATCTGTACTTAGCATGATGTAACTTATCCATAATCGAGATAAGTGATTTACTCTTGAAGAGGTGTGCTTCGTCTCCAATAATAACATCATACTCTTCAAAGAATGATCTATCCAGTTGATAAACTGACTGCCAGGTAGTAATAGTCACTTCATTAGTATTGACTCTTTCTCTACCAGCGTAGATTCTATGACAATGATTCTGTGCATCCCAACCATAAGACTCGAAGTCTTTATACATCTGTTCCACAAGTGATGTAGTGGGCACCACAAGTAGAACTTTTCTTTTCATACCTACATGGAATCTTACCACAGAGTAAATCATAAATGACTTACCGGATGCTGTAGGTGAGATGAGAAGTTTACGATTGTATCTCAGTGCATCATAAACTGCATCAATCTGATAGTCCCTTGGTTTGATGTCAGGGCCAGTCAGTGATTTCATATAATCTTTGACACCTTCCTTGGAGATCATCTCATTGACCTCAAAGGGAAGACCGTAGAACTTATTGTCTAGAAACTCGTATGTATATCCCGCTTGTTCACAGAAGGCGATGATCTTATCGAGCAGACCAACATAGATTCTCTTTGTTCTCATATCGAACAAATGAATCTCTCCGTTCCAATGCCTCCTACGATATTGAGGCATAAACTTTGCACCCTCTACCTCAAAGGTAAACCGATCTCTCAGTTCGTGTTCAACATGGGGTTCTGTTTCTATCTTCAGGTAAACTTCATTTACCTTTTGGATAATCAAATGGCTCATGCATATAGGCTTAACCTATATGTATTTATTGGCTGTTTTCAAACTGGTGTTCTAAAATAATTCTATAGAAGTGATCACGCATCGTAATCAGATCTTCTTGTTCTAGAGGATGTCCACCAGACCACTTACTCACTGCCTGTGATAGACCTACATGGATGATACGAACTGCCTGTATAGGAAGTTCCAAGTGATAGTAACTCTCTTCTTCTGATTCCATTAACCTAGACCTGCTGTGAAACGGCTCCACTCGATTGCATTCTTAATCTGGTATGTTCTATTAGTTATCTGTTTGAGGATTTCTTCGATGAATTTCAACATTACATCGTAGTATTCGATCTTCAACGAAACTCCTGAGAGCTTAGTATCTGCATCCAGATACTTCTGCATAGTTTCTTTATCTCTAATCTTCTTAGGAAAGGGATTCTCAATGTATACTTCGGGGTCGGCTTTACCTGCAAAGTACTCATATCTTTCGTGTCTAATATTTTTTCTCTGTTGCTCTGCTTTCTTCCTCAGAAGCATCAGAGTATTATATAGGTCATAATATTTGGAATGCAAAACAGGTATATTAAGAGACTCAGTGTGCAAGTTATCTGGATCAATCTTAGAGTCTTCATTCCACATTCCTTGAAGTGTTTCAAGGTCTATCATACATCAACAACAAATCATAGGTTCGATGTTATAGATAGTATACTTGAAAGTGACAGACGCTGACAAGTACTGAACATCAGATACTTTTGAGTCAAACTGTAGTGGTGATAGTGAAGAGGGCCACATATCACGGAATATAACTTTGAAGTTAGGGTTATCCGTTGAGTTGTAGATTAGAAGTGTTCCGTCAGAGAATAGGTTTAGATCCGCCTCGTCTTTGTAGTTGGACGGATAGTTCTGAGGTTTCTCTTCAGTTTGCCAATCATATATTTGTTGTAGTGACTCGGGGAAACCAAGTCCTCTCATCCATTTCTGAATTTCGTTATAGTTTACAAGATCCTCGTCAACCAGGAAGGTAAGGTTGAGATCACCAAACTGAATCTTTTCACCGGGACGAGGAATGTTACTCAGATAATTTGGTTGCACTGCAACACTCAGGTCCAACCCAGGCACGTTTACTTCAGTCCCAAAGTAACCGACTAAGGGAGCTCTATTCACGGTGAAATAGAAACCAGTTGGTGCTAGGTAGTTTCTATTTGTAAGTTGTGTAATAGTTGGATAACTTTGTGATACTTCTTCACTCATTCTTCTACGACAGTTGCTCCTTCCCAACCACCATTCTTACCATCAGGGTTTTTCATCAGGTTAGTGGGGGTTGTACTTGTTGCCCAAGTCTTCCTTGCACCATAGTCGTCAGACCAATGATGCTTCTTGACATAGTAGGCGACCTTGGATTTGTCTATTGACTGTGGTCTTTGGATGTAAAAACTTGCCATTATTCCTCTCTAGTGATAGAAAGCCATAGTTTTTAGTTATTTATCAACATCCCTTTATTGTACTGGCTATCTCACCACCAACAGAGGAACCCATATCTTGACCAAACATGACCAACCAACCTGACGCCAACCAACCAATATAAGGAATACCAGTAACAGCAGGTGCGAGACCCGAAGCTATGCTAGCTCCCACCAGTGCACCGTTGGACTCTCCTCCACCTTCCGCCTTGATACACTCTTCGGATCTCGCATTCTCCTTTCCCTCAGGTCTAGATCCTGAAATATATTGTGTATTTCTAGTGGTTGTTCTTCTTCCACCAATACCAAACACACCATTGGATTGATCCACATAGGAACCTTCTTCCAATACTGTAGGATCATGTCCTCTGTAATCAATACTATATCCACCATCAGGATTGACATTGACAGTATAAGAAGAGTATTCTCCTACAGGTGGATAAGATACTTGAACAGGTTGAACTGGTTGTCTAACTGTGTGACCAATAAGTGCTCCAACATGAGCCACACCAACAACACACAATATTCCTACAGCTACCTTCTTTCCCCATTGATTATTCTTCATGGCGAGTGATGTAAGTGCCCCTATTTAGTAAATGCATAAAAAAAGACCACCCGAAGGTGGTCTGAATGGACATGTGGGACAACCTGACCCACAACAACCATCACATGAGGTTCTTAACAGCAACACGTCTGTAGTAACGGTTGGAGTTAACACGGAGGCGACCCAGTCCTTGGTCAAGACCTTCTGCGAAGGGGTTAGCGACGAGACCATAACGGGTCTTGAAGCCAATCTTGGGCTGGAAGCTGTTCTCACCGACGGCACGTACCATCTGGAGAGGAACATAAGGACAATAGAACAGACCTGCGTCATAGGGTGAAGAACCCTTGTAACCAACGACATAATACTGGTTACCATTAGCTCCGTTAGAGGAGGTCAGGTTAGCCGAATAGGGGTCGATGTATACACGGAACTTACCGTTGATGGTACCAGCGAAAGTGTTGCCGGTGTCATCTACGTTCAGGTTAGCGTTCAGTGCTGGGGTGTAATCCAGGATACCAGCCATGGTCAGTGCGGAAGCAACGTCTGCGGAACACAGAACCATGTTGCCCTTTCCTCTACGAGTTCTTTGTGCGATCGCGTTAGCGTCACGCTCGATTTGGAACAGAAGTCCTTTGAACTTCTCAACGGACCAACGACCATTGGAGTCAACGTCCAGGTCAAATACACCAGCGGTGGCTACGTTCTGAGCTGCACCCTGTTCAGCCGTCTTGTAGATAGTACGGATGACTTCTCTGTTGATTTCAGCGAGGATCTCAGTAGAGAGGATGTTAGCCAGTTCGGCTTCAGCGTTCAGACCGTGAATAGCCTTGAGGTCTTGAGCCAGTTCAAGACTGTACTCAGCCTTCAGTGCTCTTGACTTAGCGGTAACGGTGACTTTCTCAATCGAGAAGGCCATCTGGTTGAAGGCGTCTCCACCAGTGCCGTCAAGATTCTCAGCGTCGCCAGTCTGCATACCCTGGCCTACATCATAGGCGGTAGAGGTAGCAGTTCCAACGGGGTTCAGAACAGCGGGGTTGTCACCAGACTGAGCCGTGGTACCAAGACCAGCGGTTACGTCGGACATTCCACCAGTCAGGTTGAAGCCTGCGTCCTGACCAGAGAAGGCGGTATCGACTTCGTTGAAGAAGGTCTCGTCTCCAGACTGGTTCTCGTAACGGCTTCTCATCGCGAAGATGAGTCCGGTAGGACCGTTCATAGGCTGAACACCTGCCAGGTCATATGCAACCAGGTTAGGCATTGCACGTCTGATCAGGGAGATCAGAACGGGGTCGAAACCAGCAACAGGGCCGGCCTCGGCGGCGGAACCACTAAAACCAGCAGGGTTACTACCAGCTGCGTTAGTGGGGGCTTCCATCAGGTTGATACCCTGAGAGAAAGCTTGCTCTTCCTTAAGGAATTTCTCTTGGTTCTCAAGCAGGACAGCGGTTACAGCTCTACGATGACTATCTTTGATAGGATCAAGACCCTCATAGTCGAGGAGAGGACTCCACTTTTCCTGCAGATGCTCGGATTGGAACATTTGCTTTTACCTTTGTTTTTTACAGTTGTTTGTTTGAATTAATCTAAAATTCACTTTTTGAAAGCACCCAGTGTTCTGAGATAGGCTTCCATACCGGTGCTCACAGGAGCGTCGGTTGTGTCTACACCCTCAGACAAGGTCTGTGGGGCTTCCGAGTTTGAAACAGGACTTCTGGAGAAGTATGACTCCTTCAGTGTTTCCAGCTTCTCACGATATTCTTGTTCACTTTCAAACTCAACATTCTCTGCAAGTACAGCGAGTTTCTCTTTTTGGGTCTCTGCGAGTCCCTCAGAAACGACTGACAGGATTGAATCTGCGGAAGACTCAGCGAGTCTCTTATTCAGACCAATGTTCTTGTCAATCTGTTCATTGAGTTTTGTCTCCATATCATCAAGTTTAGCTACCATGCTCTCAAGTACATCATATTTGTCTTCAGGAATAGTTACATAATGTTCTTCAAAAAGTCCCTTCATACCAGAGAGGAAGGACTCAGTCATTTCGGTCTTGAGACCGTGTTCGATAGCAAGTTCGTTCTCGGTCATCCACTCTTCAGCGACGTACTCAAGATACGAATCGACTCTTTCGGTAAGGGCTTCTTTCAGACCTTCCTTTGCTTCTTCCAGTTTGATTTCATACTGGGCTTCAAGAGCCTCGGAGATTTCGGATACCTTAGAATTAAGAGCGGCCTCGAATACAACCTTAGCCTTTTCTCTAAACTCTTCGGAGAGCTCTTCACCACCAAGAAGTGCGTTGACATCTTCTTCGATATCGTACTCTTCTTCGGTAGTTTCTGCTACAACCTCTTCTTCCTCTTCAAGGACATCTTCGGAATCAACTTCGTCTTCTTCCTTCATTCCTTTCATAGGATCAGCGGCCTTAGCACCCTTGTTAACTACATCCTTGACGGTTGCGATCTTGGGCTCTTTGAGCTTAGCCGAATCGTCATCGGGTTTGTAGTTTTCGGGGGTAGGACCACCGAGGTCTTCTACAGAACCGAGCTGTGTACCGGGATCCACCATTTTAGGCATAGGATCACCAGGCTTAGCGTTCGCGTTCACAGCAGTTTTAGATTGCTCCATTTCTTGTAAATCTCCACGAGACATTTGAATGTTACTCCGATTAACCTTATTTAATCTATATTTATTTATAATATTGGTATCTCTGTATTGATACTTACAGATTATTCAAGAAGTTGTTGAAAAGTTCAACTTTCTTCTCGTCAAGTTGCTTCTGGGTTACAAGAGTATTGATGGTTTTGTAGGTTTTAGCTACCTGAGCTTCCCTCAGAATACCACCATCCCATACCCAATCTTTACCTTCCATAATGCCTTCAACGAAAGCATCAGGTGCAGAAGGATCAGATACGATATCAGCTGCAGTTGATAACATAAAGTCGTCACCGACAATGTTTACACCTTCTCTTGTTTGCTTGAGTGATCCGATTCCTCTAGAAGAAACACCAAGTTTAACTCCTTCGTTGATAAGAGATTCTGCAATCTTACCCATCGGAGTAGAAAGGATTTTTGCCTTACCAATAAAATTGGTGCCGTTTTCTTTGAGTGAAACAATCTTGTGACTGACGCGATCCAGATTAACTGTTGGGCCATCTGGATGTCCGAGTTCTCCAAGAGCTCTCCCCGATGAAATGTGGTTTTCACTGTATCTTTGGACTTCTCTTCTGAGACACTCCATAGGATACATACGACCATTTCTATTCTTAATGTCTCCCTGCAAGAAAACACCTTCGATATACATAGACTTCTTACCGTTGCGTTCTTCAACGATAAAATCTACTGTTTCGATTTCTTCTCTGATAAGTTTCATGGGATTAAGCTGTGTAACCTACGTTTGCACCAAGGACACCTGCATTAGCTGCAAAGATAACCTGAGATGACTTTTTCTCCAAATACTCAACCCTACCAGCGGGAAGTGTCATTGAACCAATACCAGCACCACTTTGCTCCTCAAGAAGAGTCACCTTATGTGCCGATGAATCAGTATTGACTAAACGAACCACAGTAGCTTGTGTAAAACTAGTAGCGGCTCCAGCAGTAGTGGGACACGCAATTTCAGCCCCTACTAGTAATGTCCTGGCCATTGTTATACCTAGTGTATGTTTTTATTTATTCAATCTCAGTTTCAGGATCGAGTTCAAGTTCTACGTCATTGTTGAACTCAACTTCCCCTTCTTCAGAATCAAAATCAATATCCCCATCAAAAACAGATGCGGCTACTTGAGGTCTGATGTTTTGAATCTTTTCAGCAGTTCTTGAAAACAACTGATCTTTAATTGCATCACTTACTTCTGAAGGTGATTCATCCTTCACAAGAAGACTCATAAGTTCATCCATGTCCATAGGTTAATTTCCTCTATTTAGATCGTGCCACCGGCGGGAGTTTCTGGAGCCTCATCTGCCTCAGGTTCCAGTGGAGCAGACCCACTAGTTGGTGGTGGAAGTGCTGCACCTGCAGCTTGATCACCACCTGCCATTGGGTCTAAAGATTGCATCGCTGGATCTGGAAGTGCTCCAGATTGGATTTCTTTTTCGATCAATTCATCCTGTTCTTTGATTTCTTCGTCAGTTTGACGGAGAACATGTCTTCTTAGATAATCATTGGAGTAATACTTACCAACATATTGTTGTGTTTGTTCCGCCAGAGTCAGTCTTTCTCTCAAAAGT